CTTCATGGGTGTGGATGTTCAGAAGCGCGGTTTCTATTGGGTCATCCGCGGCTGGTCAGGCGACGGACGCTCCCGGCTTGTGGACTGCGGTTACTGCTTCTCTTGGTCACAGCTTGCCGAGGCTCACAAGAAATACCAAGTCCACCCTGCCAATGTGTTCATCGACTCCGGCTACCAGCCGGACGAGGTGCTTCAGGCGTGTGCGGCTAACGGATGGGTGGCGACCCGTGGCGACCAGCGCAACGAGTTCGCTTGGCGCGTCAAGACCCCGGTCGGCCTCAAGACAGAACTGCGGCCCTACTCTGCCCCGGTCGTCGAGGCTGTCGGCAATAAGCGCGTGAAGAGGTTCTATTTCTCCAATCTTCGCCTCAAGGACGTGCTGGCGGCGCTCATCAAGCGCGGCAAGCACATGATTCCCAAGGATGTCTCAGACGATTACCGCGAGCAGATGAAGTCAGAGAAGCGCACCATCGCCACGAACGGGAAGCCATTCTGGGAGCAAATCGGCTCAAAGGACAATCACTTCTGGGACTGCGAGGTCATCTGCATCCTCCCGGCCTTGGCTTGGCGGCTGACGGGCAAGCCGGACGACGTCATCGTTCCGGAAGAGAAGGAAGCTTCCGCAGAGCCAGAGGCTTGACATCTCCGGACCGGGTGTCAGATTGAAGTCGCACCTCCTTTGCTCGGGCATGGGTTTCGGGGGCGGCACCCATCCCCTCTGCCAACATGGTCAAGGGATGGGCCTTCCATTTTGACTCCCGCGTAGGGTTATGGCTCAGGCAACCGGGTGCTTTCTAATCCTATCTCAAGCTCGCATTGAGGCTATTGCTGACAAGGCCGCAAGCCTCTTGATGGAGGGGAAGACCATGATGAGTTACACGGATTCCGGAACTTCTGTCACCAAGTCCTTCCCGATGGACATTCAGACGACTCTGATTGAATGCCGATACGCGCTTCAAATCAAAGACCCGGCTCAGTATGGAGCAATCGACCGAGTCCGTGTTTACAATGGACTCTGGAACTTCCGCGGTCTATAAGAGTTTATGCCTAAGAAACTTACCAAGTCCCAAGTCCGCAAAGCTGTCGCCGATGTGAAGGCGTATGCCCGCAAGAAGGGACTGAAGACCCAAGCCGACGGGTTCGGCGGCGGAGGTTCAGGCATCTTCTCGCAGTTCGAAGGCGCAAAGTATTCCAACAAACGCCAGTGGGTGAACACCCCTTGGCCCGCCGACCAGAAGAAGGTGATGACGGTCTTCGACCGCCAAGAGCTTACGCGCAAGATGCGCTGGCTGGCGGTCAACTCCGGCCTCATCCGTCAGATGATTTCTGACAACGTCATGTATGCTATCGGCGACGGCATCCGTGGTCAGGCCGCGAGCAAAGACCAGACTTGGAATGGTCTGGCGGAGCATTACTTCCTTGATTGGGCCAACAAGCCATGCGACATCACCGGACGATTCAATTTCTGGGAATGCCAGCAGATTGCCTGTCGCAAGGTGGATGTGGACGGCGAAATGTTCGTCCTCAAGACCTTCTCCCCTGACGGGGTAGCCAAGATTCAGCTTATCGAATCGCATCGCGTCGGCACTTCCGCGGCCGCAATGGGTGCGCCAGAAGGCATGTTTGACGGCATCATGTTCAACAAATACGGCGCGGTCGTCGGCTACAATGTCATCCGTAGCGACGGCACGACCCGGCTGGTTCCGGCCAATTCGATGCTACACTTGCATCACCCGGAGAATGTTTCTGGTGCGCGGGCTTACTCCCCGATGCAACACAGCATCAACAACCTTATCGACATCCTCGAGATTCTGTCGATGGAGAAGCTTGCGGTCAAGACTGCCGGGGATATCACTCGCACCATTACCCGCGAGAATCCGCAGTTTGACGGAAGTGTTTCTGACTTCCAAGCATTCGGCATGCGGCCGCAGGATTACCCGCAGGGTGTCTACGACAACCCGGAGCAAGTCGGCTCGTTCATCGGCGGCAAGATTCTGTCCCTTGCCCCGGGCGAGAAGCTGGACAGCTTCCAGAGCCAGCGTCCTAACGCCAGCTTCACCGGGTTCATCGAGCATCTCCAGAAAGACTCGACCGCGGGAGTCCTTCCCTATCAATTTACGGCAGACCCCAATGGCATTGGCGGCGCGGCTATCCGGCTCGTCGTCAGCAAGGCAGAACGCCACTTCGGCGCTCGCCAGCACATGTTCATGACGCGCTTCCTTTCCCCAATCTGGGGCTACGTCATCGGCAACGCAATCTCCCGCGGAGACCTCCCGCCCAACGACGAATGGCACAAAGTCAATTGGGTCACCCCTCGCCGCGTTACTGTCGATGCGGGCCGGGAATCTTCGGCAAACCAGAAGGACATCGCCATGGGACTCAAGACCCTGTCTGACCACTTCTCTGAACTCGGCATGGACCCTCGCGAGGAAATCCGCCGCCGGGCCTCGGATGCCAAGCTACTCAAAGAGACCGCCGAAGAGTTCGGAGTCCCTGTGTCCATGCTTTACCAACCCTCCAATAACCCGGGCGACATCGACCAGACGCTCGGCGACACCCCTGCCCCGGCGCAGGAAACCTTCACCCCATTCCCTGACGAATCTCAAAATAACTCCAATGCGTAATCTCTCCAAGGACTTCAAGGGCCAGCGCCCTCTCCTCATCCAGCCCGCTCAGGCGGAGGCCTACCTCAACCGGGTCGGCGACATGGAAATCCCCATGGACGCTAAGATGTCCGACATGGGCGAAATGCTTTCCGCCATCTTCGGCGAGAAGCCGACCCTCGAAAAGTTCCCGCCCTTCGCCATCATCCCGGTCAAGGGTGTCATCGGCAAGAACCTGTCCGAGCTTGAGTCCCTGTGCGGCTGTTGCGACATCCACGACGTCGAGGAAATGCTTGAGGAGTGTGAACGCGACACTTCCATCAAGACCATCATCCTTGACATCGACTCCCCCGGAGGCACGTCGGTAGGTGTCCCTGAACTCGCCAACCGCATCAAGAATTGCTCCAAGGAAGTCATCTCCTTCACGGGCAACGAATGCTGTTCCGCGGCCTATTGGCTTGGCTCTCAGGCCTCCAAGTTCTACGCCACTCCGTCGTCCTCCGTCGGCTCGATTGGTGTCTATATCGCCTTCCCTGACTGCTCGGAAGCTTTCAAGATGGAAGGGGTCAAGATGGATGTCATCAAGTCCGGCACCTACAAGGGCGCGGGCATCCCGGGGACTTCCCTTGACGAGAACCAGCGCAAGATGCTCCAGCAGGAAGTCGAGGACATCCATGCTGACTTCAAGGAAGCTGTGAAGTCCGTCCGTTCTTTCGTCGAGGATAGCTCGATGGAAGGCCAGATGTTCTCCGGCAAGCGCGGAGCGGAAGCCGGGCTGGTCACTTCCCTGACCAACGGATTCGACGAAATGATGAAGGAGTTCGATGCGGCTGTCTTCGCTCAGGTCGAGTCCGACGAGGAAAACGACAAGCGTCACGGAGACGAGATGGGTGCTTCCTCGGAAGAGGACGGCGAAGAAGAAGAGGCCATGGCCCTCAAGAATCTTCGGGCTACTGCGGCCTCCCGCGCTCTCTCCGGCCTGAAGATTAAGCTGTCCGCCGAGGACGAAGACGAAGACAAGAAGTCCGAGGACGAGGACGAGGACAAGAAGTCCAAGTCTGACGACGACGACAAGCCCAAGGACGAGGACGAAGAGGACGAAAAGAAGTCCGAAGGCGACGACGAGGAGCCGAAAGAAGAGGACGAAGAGGACAAGCCCGATTCCAAGTCTAACGACGACGAGAAGCCCGAATCCGAGGACGAAGACGAGGAGAAGAAATCCGAGGACGACGAGGGTACCGAACCCCAGCCGGACGACGAGGACAAGCCCGACGAGGGCAAGTCAAAGGACGACGCGGACGACGAGAATGACTCCGGCGAGAAAGCTGTCGAGACCGACTCCAAGCACAACAAGGATTCGGTCAAGAAGAACCGCTCAAAGGGAGTCGCTTGACTCCCGCGTAGGTTCAACTCAAAGACCGATGACCCTCGAAGAATCCCTCAAGGCGCTCAAGTCCGCCTTCACCTCCAAGTCCGGCGAAGCCGAAAAGATGGCGAAGGAAGTATCCGACCTCAAGGCCGCGAACCAGTCCCTCAAGGACTCCGCCGAAGCCTCCGTCAAGGCCTCCGTCAAGGCAGTCGCCGCGGTTGCCTCTGAGCGCGATGCCGCCATCGCCAAGGTCGAGGAGCTTACCAAGGCACTCGCCGCCACCGAAGAGCTGAAGAAACAGGCTGTCTCTCAGATTGAGTCTGTCGGCAAGAAGTCCGCGGCTATCGCGGCCTCCGTCGGCGTTACCCCGGTGGAAATCTCCGCCGCTGACGGTGTCGCCGCAAAGTTGCCCGAAGAAGTCTGGAACGAGTATCTCGCCATCAGCAACCCGGCCGAGAAGCTTGCGTTCTACAATAAGAACCGCGCTTCCATCGTCGCCCATCTGGGCATCAAGTAATTTTCACCCACCCCTCACTCCCTAAATAATCATGGCTAACAACGTCCTCAATCAGGGCTTGGCTCCTCAGTTCGTGGCCGCGGAAACCCTCCGCACCCTCGTCCCGGTCCTCGCTCCCCTCAACAAAATCGTGACCACCGACTTCAGCGCCTACGTCGCTGAAAAGGGTCAGGTCGTCCACACGCGCTTCGCTAACAAGTTCACGGCCAGCACCTATGTGCGCGCCAATGGCTTCGTCCCGGCTGACGCTAACGCTACCGACGTCGCGATTACCCTCGACTCCCACAAGTATGTCGCCGCGGCCTTCGACGACACCGAAGTCGCCACCATCAGCCTCGACATGCTTCGCCGCGTGTTCATCGCCCCGATGGCTAACGCCACGGTCAAGAGCCTGTTCGACGGCGTTCTCGCCCAGACCACTGTCGCCAACTACGCTGGCATCGCCTACACCGGAACGAAGGCCAACTTCAACCGCGTGGCTATCGCTGGTGCCGCCACCGCGATGACCAAGGCCAACCTCCCCCTGACCGACCGCTCCATCCTGCTCTCGCCGGATGCTTTCGGCCAGCTCCTTCAGGATGCCTCCGTCGCTCAGTACCTCTCCATCGGCGACACCTCCGTCATCCGTGACGGTAAGGTCGGCCGACTGCATGGTATCGACATCTACGAATACAACGGCTTCGACGCCGCTCCTGCGGGCCAGAACCTCGCTGGTATCGCCTCCTGCCGCGAAGGCCACGTCCTCGTCACGCGCGTCCCTGCCGCCCCGACCACGGGTGGTGGCGAACAGATTACTGTTCAAGACCCCGACTCCGGCTTCGCCTTCTCCCTCCGTAGCTGGTACGATTGGACCAAGGGTCTGTCGAACATCTCGGCTTCGTGGATTACGGGTGAGTCCGTGGGTAACCCCGACGCCGCCCTCCGCGTCGTCATCACCGACCTCTAATCCAGAGGTCAGGCGAACAAGACCCCGGGCAACCGGGGTCTTTTGTTTGGGCGGGCCAATAGACCCCTCTGGCTGGCCCGTGGCGGCGTTTTGACTCCCGCGTAGGGACATGGGCAGTATCCAAGACGAATGGGCCGCAGACGCCGGGGAAATCCTTAATGAGATTCCCAAGGCTGTGACTGTCCAGAAAGCTTCCGGCCTCCCGGTGTCTTTCAATGTCCTGATGGGCGACCCCATGGTTCAGCAGGACTTGGAGACGGGTGGCTTCTTGGACTCTGCGGCCTTCGATGTTAAGTTCCTCAAGGCAGACACCCTCGCCCACCCCGGGGTAGTCATCTACGGAAATCTTGTTTCCTTTAACAACAAGCAGTACCGCATCGTCGCTATCAACGACCGACCTCCTTCGGCTTGGGTTATCGTCCGGGTTCAGACCAAGGTCGGTCCGGCCTGATAATGGCTATCAAGCCAACAAAGCACGTTTCGCTTGATGCCTCTACGCTGATGGCTCATCTCCATGACTACTCGAAGGTCATGGGAAAAGACCTCGGAGAAGTCGTCCGAGAACAGGCCGGGCATTTCTGTTTGGACTTAGTTAAATACACCCGTCCGTTCACAAGCGCGGGAAAAGGCATGGAGCCGGGGTCAAAGAAGAAGGGTGAGGAGAACGTCAATAAGGCGCTCTTCAAGGTTTTCCAGCCAATCGAAAAAGCGACCAAACAGAATGTCGCTGACATGCGAAGCTTCGAAGTCTTCAAGCTCTGGTCAAAATCCCAAGGTGCTGGCAAGTCCAGCATCTCAAAGCAGAAACAATGGGAGATGTTTCAGGCCCGAAACCCGTCCCGGCGCACCCTGTCTTACATCGGCTCCGATTCAGGGGCAATGGAAAAGACCCACCAGAAACTGCGTAAATACTCCGGAAAGGGCGGTCTTGTTGATTACGCCAAGCAATCCAAGTCTGCTTTCGCCTTCGTCAAGAAGGAGTCAGACATCACAAAGTATGCCAAACAGAAGCTCAAGGATATCGGCTCCCTGAAGTCTGGCTATTGGTACGCTTCGCAGAAGATTCGTGCAAAAGAAGTCCGCGCTCCGGCATGGATTAAGAACCACCAGATTGGTCAGACTTACGCAATCGGTCAGGACATGATTCAACAGCCGATGAAGCCGGAAGTGCTAATCGGTCACCTTTTCGGGCTTCGGGCTATGCCGAGGGGACTCTTCCGGGCCGCAATAAGCTACCGTCAATACGCCATGCGCGTCAAGATGGCCGCGGAGCTTAACAAGCGCAAGGTTCCGCTTTGGCTTGCAACGGCTCAAGGACTCACTACGAACACTCAACAACACTTCTGACATGACCACCTACGGAATCCGTACAATCGCCGAGCAGTCCATGGCGGCTTGGTTCGCCGCCAATGCCAGCATGCTCCCCGGCGTTCAGGTCAACATCGGCCAGACCGGAGAGATTCGCACTATCCCTGCCGTAATCCTTTACGCGGAGGGCGCGGACGGACACCCCAATTTCGGCTCCCGGCCTGTCGGAAACTTTGAGTTGAACCTCAAAATCTACATCTATTCTTCCGCGGATGACGCACCGACGGAAGCCGAGGCCCTAAACTTGCACCGGGGCAGGGTTGAGAGTGTTCAGGCAATCATGCAGGACTTGGACGGATTCAAGGCCGCATGGACGCAGGGAAAGCTGTACCATGCTTGGCTCCGCTCAGACGAGGAAGGGGTGTCCGACCGACGCTACGGGAATGTCCTTACTTACGCCGCGGTAGCCGTCTATCCCCCGGCTTGACTCCCGCGTAGAATCAAACCTGACCCTCCCTTATGGCTCTCCCTCAAACCTATGGCGTCGAACACGAATTCGGCCCGGTCGATGTCACTCAGTCGTTCATCACCATCCAGTCGGACAACCTCAAGGAGAACTGCAACCTCCACGTCGAGGTCAAGGACGCTCAGGGTCGCATCATCACCGTCCGTAAGGACGACTTGCAGAAGGGTATCAACTTCGTCGGTGTCTTGAAGCAGGGCGCTTCTATTCCCATCCCGGGCAACACCATTACTTACGGAATTGTTACTTACATCATCGACGACATCACCAACGACGGCACTAACGAGTCCTTCCGCCGCGTCGGTATCAACGCTCGTAAGTATCAGGAAATCGCCTAAGCCCAACACGGGCTTAACCACCAATGGAAAAGAGGTGGATTAAGGCGGCAACAATCCTGCAACCCTCAACCGAGGTTTGCGGGATTCGTCTTTTACCCTTCTGCCTTCGCCACCGGGTCGCCCTTGAGGCAATTGATAGCCCGGTCCTTGAGCCGAAAAAGCCAATGACCCCGAAGCACCTTGTTGCCGCGGTCAGGATTCTGTCCAGCAACAGCCTCAGCGACGTCGTGCGGCCCGCGACCCTTCGCGACAAGTTCTGGGTTGCCCGGATGACATTCAGCGAGGAGCTTCTCATTGGTGAAGTCCAGAAGCTGGTTTCTTATTTGAACGAGCAAGCTTTCTGGCCGCGCTTCTGGGAAAAGGGTGACGGCGGAGACAACAAGGCGAGCAAGTGCGGTATTCCTTGGCAATTAGCCGTCATCGCCTCCCTGACTCGCAACGGATGCACACTTGAAGAGGCATGGACTATGCCGGAAGCTGAAGCAATCTGGTTGCATATTGCCCACAGCACGGCATTAGGTGCTGATGTTTCTGTGATGTCAGACTACGAGTACGAAGCCATCCAGAAGCACAAAGCGGAACAAGACCAATCAAAACAACAATAACATGGCAGACGACGTAAAAGTTAAATTCGGCGGCGACTTCTCTGATGTAGCCAAGGGAGCCGGGGATGCCGTTTCCAAGGCCGGAGGTGCCATTAGCTCTTGGTGGAGCGACTTCAATAAGTCCACGACGGCGAGCCTTACTTCGGCCCTGGCCCTATCGGCGTTGTTCGGAAAGCTGACGGAAAGCATGGCGGCTACGCTGAAATATTCACGCGGAATCGACGACGCGTTCAAGCGATTCGGCTCCGGTAAGAACTCTCAGGAGTTCCAGCTCGTAGCCCGTTATGGCGCGGAAGTCGGCGTTTCAATGGAGGCTGTCGGGCGCACCATGAACTACTTCTCAAAGGCGATGGATGCGGCCTCGAAAGGAAGCGAGCAACATCGCTCCGTCCTCCGGGC